CCAACTTAAAATCACACATGCACGAACAGAAGCGGAATTACTTGCGGCTAAAACATTGGCAGAAGCACAGGCAAAAAAATTAACCATTGCGATTAATGCGGAAGCAGCCGCGAATAAAAACCTTGCCATTGCAAAGCGCAATACCAGTACAGCAGGGCGCTTATTAGGTAGTGCATTAGGATTAGTTGGTGGCCCGATTGGTGCGTTGGCGGTTGGGCTTTCTTTGGGAGCTGGCTATTTGTTAGAGTGGCGACAAGAAGCAGAAAGAGCCAAAGAAACGGCACTAGCTTACTCAGATAATCTTGAGCAAGTGGCGCACTCTTTAGAGAAAATGAACAGTGTGCAGCTTCGTGCAGAGCAAGCCAAACTTGAAGAAAACATTATCGCCAGAAAACAACAAATTGAAGAACTAAAAAAACGTTATGACAATTTAACGGCAGCCATAAAAACCTATCAAGTGCAAAGTGAAAACAACGAAGGTTTCTCATTAGTAAATTACGCTGAGAAAATTGCTTCTGCAATGCGAGAACAAGCCAAAATCACCGCAGATTTGGAAGAAAAACAACGCCTACTCAATGACGCAATGGGGGTGAGTGAAACTATTTCATCACAGTTGGCAACAACAACTGAAAATGAAACTAATGCGGTTTTAAGCAATCTTGGGTTTGAGTTATTGCGCACCGATAAAAATGTACAAACATTTAATTCATCAATGCTCATTGTGGCGAATAATGCCGCTAATGTTCAACCGCCATTAGCAGGAATGATGAGTAAGTTGTTAAATGTAGGTGATGCAGCAAGAGAGGGCGCAGATGGGTTATTGATTTTTAATCAAGCCTATCGTGACGCATTATCTGGAAAATCTCCGCAAGCCTTAAATATTGATGATAAAACCCAAGCTTTTATAGACCGCACAAAATTGCAGAATGAAATTAATAATGCTAAATCCAAAAAAGATTGGGTTGCATTAAATATTCGTCGGGATTTGGATAGTGCAGGGATTACTGTCAAAAATGATGGTTATATGGGGGCTTACAATGCTTTGGATGAAAAATATTCAAAGCAGTGGGACGATAGACAAAACAGAACACAAAGAAAATCTGCCAAATCAGGTGAAAATGCACGCGACAGCTGGCTTAATTTCTACGATGAAATTCGCAAGAAAAGCAGTTCTAGTCTAGGTGAAATTGAATTAGAACAAGTGCGAATGTTGCAACGGTTGGAAGAACACAATAAAAAAGGTGTGGTATCGTATCAAGAATATGAAACCGCAAAAACGGCTATTGCAGAACGCTTTGCTCGCCAACGTTTAGAGCTTGCTGGCAAATATGCGCCAGAAAAGTTGTTGAAAGCTAATCGTGATGATGAACTAAAATCTATTCAAGAATTATACGAGAAAGGGCAGATCAACCAAAGTGAAGCGGCGAAAGCCTCGAATCGAGTGCAGTTTGACTATGCGCAACAGATGTCACAAAGTGCGGTCGATCCATTGGCACAATTACGCGCACTTTATGACCCACAACAAGAGTTAATTAATCAACAAACGCAACAGCTTGCTCAGCTTCAATCATTTAACGATCAAAAGTTAATCACGGAAGAAGAATTCCAACAACGCAAACAGCAAATTATTGAAAAATACAGAAATAATCAGTTTCAAGAGCAAATGGGACTTTATGCTACTGGATTAAATGATCTTGGTAATGCGTTTGGAACTTTAACATCAATCGTTGAACAATCAGCCGGTAAGCAATCTGCAGCTTATAAAGCAATGTTTGCAATCTCAAAAGCCTTTGCCATTGCAGAAGCTACGGTGAAGTTATCTCAAGCGGTCGCACAAGCACTAGCAGATCCAACCGCTCTTACGCCAGCACAGAAATTCGCTAATATGGCAGCAGTGGCAAGTGCAGGGGTTAATTTAGTGTCTCAAATTACCAGTGTTGGTTTTTCTACAGGTGGTTATACAGGTGATGGTGGAAAATACACGCCTGCTGGTATTGTACATAAGGGCGAATACGTCATAACAAAAGAAGCCACTGCTCGTTTGGGTCGTGGCTTTTTAGATCATCTTAATTACGGTTCTGTTCGTCGTGGTTTTGCTAATGGTGGTGGAGTTGGCGTACCAAGATTGCCCACTATGGCTTATCAACCTAAATCATCAGGGAATATAGCGGTTAAGGTGATTAATAACGGTGAACCGATGGATGCGACGGTAAGCCAACAATCAAAAAATGGACAGCTTGAAATTACCGTAGAATTAGTGCGACAAATTGCGCAAGCGGAAGCAGGAACAATGCTGCAGAAGAATATGCGCCCTGGCGGATTGTTATCTTAGGAGTAAACATGGCATTAAAAACATTATCTTGGTGTCCTCAGCCTAAATATACTGTAGAGGAAGAACCTAGACGAAAAGTGCTTAATTTTGGCGATGGTTATCAACAGCGTATGGCAGATGGCATTAACTCGCTTTTGCGCAAATATTCAGTCACCTACAAACTCAAACACGAAGAAGCAGAGAAATTCAGAAATTTTATGAAAGAACACGGCGGAGTTCGTGCCTTTTATTTTAAGGATGTGGCACTTGGTGGCGAATTAGTGAAGGTGGTTTGTCCTAAATTTCCACGATCTGTTACCAAAACGCACACCACTTTCACGTGTGAGTTCGAGGAAGTAGTTTAAATCCTTTAAAGTAGTTTAAAAGAAATTGAAAGGTTGAGTTGTGAAAATACATCTCACAAAGCAAGAATGTAGAAGTCCTTCCTCACTACAAGAGATACTTGCTTTGTTATGATTTCACAACGCAATCGGAAAAAACAAACCCCGAAGCGTTTGCAGCACTTCGGGGTTTTTATTTACCCCTTAAATAGGCTAAGGAGCAATTTTGATTAAGTATACACCAAAACATCAAGTTAAGGTAGGTGGAAAAATGAGTGAAAAAGATGCAGGCATTGCAGGGAAAATGCTAGCAAGTGCAGCAATTATTGCAGCGGTTGGTTTTGCCATTGGCGCAGCGTGCTTCGGGATTAGCTTTATTCTATGAAAAAAAGCCTATTGACAACCAATAGGATTTTTCATTATTATTTTTATCAAGGTGTCGAAACCTTATATTCCACAGCGGTAAGTCCGCACCCGACAGCATAGCGGTTTTTTTATGCGTAAAATTTGTGATCTCGTTTAGTTTTATTGCCATTAAGACTTAACACGCATAAATCCAATTTCATCTATGCCGGGCGGGCGGAGAATATAACACCCATAAAGCAGTGAGATTTACAAGCCATTATAAATTTCATTGAGGGGAATAATCCCAGCCTATCTGTGGAAGGCTTTCGAACCACCCGGCACCCTTAATTGGGTAAATCTTAATATCGAAAAAAAACCACAGGAGACAGTTATGTCTAATCAATCTCAACTCTCTACATTCAACTTTGAATCAAAATCTATCCGCACTTTAGCTATTAACAATGAGCCTTGGTTTGTTGCTAAGGACGTTTGCGATGCAATAGGTATTGATAACAATCGTAAAGCATTATTGGCATTAGATGAAGACGAAAAGGGTGTAACTTTAAGTTACACCCTTGGTGGACAACAAGAAATGAATATCATCAGCGAAAGCGGAATGTACACTTTGATCTTACGTTGCCGTGATGCAGTGAAAAAAGGATCTATTCCACACCGTTTTAGAAAATGGGTTACAGCGGAAGTATTACCTACTATTCGTAAAACAGGAAAATATGAAAGCAAAACATCCGTCAATGACAGAACAGGTTTACGCAATGCCGTGAATATGCTCGTGAGCAAAAAGGGATTAATTTATTCCGATGCCTATCATCTAATCCATCAACGCTTTAATGTGGAATCAATCGAAGATTTGACATTAGAGCAGTTACCGCAAGCGGTGGAGTATGTTCACAGAATCGTGCTTGAGGGTGAGTTGATTACAACGCCTAAAAAAGATGAGTGCTTTAATTTTGAATTTACCGAACGCGAACTCCAACATCTCGTTTGGGCGTGGTTCGCTTTATTGCGTGGCACGGAACTTTGCCAAGTACTTCACCCAGCATTAAAACAAATTGGTTCGCACTACGCCGCCTCCGTTTATGGTGTGGCTTACGAATATCGCAGCACTCTCCGTCAGGCTCATAACGTATTGACACGCATTACAGAGCAATTTGAATGCGAGCAAGGTAATAACTGGCGCGTATTAAAACATCTTCGAGCCTACAACCCTAAAGCAACAGGATTTCAGCTAGACATTCTCTAAAACACAACAAAATTTGACCGCACTTTGGAAACAGGGTGCGGTTTTTTATTACACAAAACAAAGCCCCAAGTGCGCTAACACTTAGGGCTTTTTTTATTCCAACTTTCCGTACAAGAAGGAACAAACATTGAATGAATGATAAACGATTTACTTTTAAATTTCTAGGAGTTCTTATGGAAGCAATTAATACCACACCAAAAGAGATTCGGAAAACGATGTGGACTGCCGCAGCAATTTTGTTTTTGTTTGCTTTTATTTGGAATTTGCCAGAATTAATTACGGTTATTCGGTGGTGGTAATATGCCTAAACCACTACCAACAGAAATGCGCTCAGACCTATTTAAACTTGAGCAAGGCGCGTTATTAGAGCTTTGGGAAATTGACTTGCGCCATATCTCAAGCAACGCTGATCCTGATGTTAAAGGCGAGATCTACCGTTTCCACAACGGCGTAAGCCAAACCAAGGAAAATATTTGGTGGCAAGGTAAAGAGTACCAAGCCTACCCGATAAAAGCGGACGGTTTTGAGATTAGCGGACAAGGGCCAAGCAACCGCCCAACGCTTGCGGTATCAAACCTCTACGGCATTGTAACCGGCATTGTTGCATACTTTGGGCAAGGTGTAGGCGGCAAGGTAACGCGCCATCTTGTGCCGGCGGAATATTTGGACGCAAAAAACTTTCCTGGCGGTGTAAATTCAACGGCAGATCCAAGACAAGAAAGTGTAAGTTACTACATCATTGAGCAATTAAAATCACTTGATGATGAGCGTGCTGTCTTTGAGTTGGCATCACCGGCGGAAACAGATAACGCAAAAATCCCGTTATTAATGATTACATCCGATACTTGTATTTGGCAATATCGCTCCCCTGAGTGCGGTTATACCGGTGGTCCGGTGGCTGACGAATTTGACAATCCAACAAGTGACAAAAAAAAGGATAAGTGCTCACACTGCATAAGAGGTTGTAAATTGCGCTTTGGTGAAAATGCGGTTTTGCCTTTTGGGGGATTCCCGAGCACGACACAATACGGTAACTAATTATGATTGATGACAAGTTAAAACAAGAGATATTGGCACACGCCGAACAATGTAAACCGCAGGAATCTTGCGGTTTTGTTGTTTTTGATGGCAAGCAAAATATCTATACCCCGTGCGTCAATGTATCGCCCGACCCGATCAATTATTTTGAGATTGCGCCGGAAGAATTTATCGCAGCGGAAGAGGTCGGGCATATTGTTGCCCTAGTCCACTCTCACCCCGATAGTGGCGAGGAAAAGGGATTGCCCTACCTCTCAACAGCCGACCGTGAATGCCAAGTGCGGTTAGATTTGGATTTTTGGCTGGTTGTTGGTGGAGAGATTAAGCGGTTTCGCAACATCCCACCACTACTTGGGCGACAGTTTGAAAACAACAAACAAGACTGCCGCAATATCGTGTTAGACAGTTACATGCTTGCCGGCGTTGAATTACCGGACAAGTCTGAGTACGCCTTTGATTGGTTTGAATCCTCTAACCTATACGAGGATGGTTTACAGAGATGCGGATTTTACAAGCTAATGCAAGAAGATGATGCGCAGCTTGGCGATGTCGTCTTAATCCAAGTTGGCGCTGATGTGGCGAATCACGCCGGCATTTATCTCGGCAATCAAACGATATTACATCACAGCCAAGATCGCTTATCGGCTCGCGTGCCTTACGGTGGATTTTGGCTCAATAATACGCACTCAGTATGGAGATTTAAAGATTGGTACAAGTTAAATTTTACGGCAGTCTTAAACGATTTGCAGATGAGCCGTTAGAGCTAGAGGTTAGCAATTTTAAAGAACTGATGAGTGGATTGCTAACGCAGATTAAAGGATTGCGCCAACACTTACGGCACGGCTATTACAAGGTGCGCGTAGGAAGTAAATATCTCTCTGAGGAGAGATTAAAGGCAACCCCTCTTGCTGAGTTAAGAGATGGTTGCATGGTCCATTTTACACCAGTGATATGTGGGGCTGGTAAAGGGGTGAGTTTTGGTCAATTTATTTTGGGCGCTGTATTAATTGCGGCTGCATTTTGGACTGGAGGTGCCTCTATAGCAGCATGGGGTACTGGAGCGACAATGATGGGAGCAATGGGTGCCTCACTTTTACTCACGGGCGTAGCCGGGTTGTTAACAAAAATGCCCGATATGAACAATAAATACAATGAGGGCGAGAAAAAACAAAGCACCTCGTTTAGCAATATCAAAAATTTAACGCCACAAGGGAGACCAATCCCTTTGCTGTACGGAAAAATGCTAACAAGTCTTGTGCTTATATCGCAAGGGATTGAAACGTTTGATGACATGATAGACACAAAAGATCAGACGAAGAAAAACTCAAGACCATTCTTTTTTGGAAATTAATTTAGGGATTTGTTATGGGTGGTAGATCAAAAGGTGGCGGCGGACATACCCCGCACGAGGCGCCTGATTCTTTGCGCTCGGCTCAAAAATTGCGCGCAATCGGTTTAATTTCGCTTGGCCCAATTAAAGGGCCTACAAACAAATGGAAAGACACGTATTTTGACAATACACCAATCCAAAATGCAAACGGTGTAGATGATAATGATGCCGGTAGTTTTAACTTTAAAAACACGGAGATCCAGTACAATCTAGGCTATCAAGACCAAAAGCCATTAGATGGATTTGAGGCGTCTGAGCGTGAGGTATCGGTCGGAGCAGAGGTAAAACAGCAGCACCCAATTACGCGCTCAGTCATAGACCCTGACGTAACGCGCTTACGCCTGACGATCGGCGTAAATGCGTTAATCTCACAAAACGATCAGGGCGACACAAACGGCACGTCTGTTGACTTCCAAATTTTGGTTAACAACACACCGCGCGGAACGTATCAGATCGTGGGTAAATCGTCATCCCGATTTTACCGTAGTTACATCATAGATGATTTACCGCCAAGGCCATTTACGGTTACTGTCAAGCGATTTACTGCGGATAGCAAATCTCAACGCTTACAAAATGGCACGCATTGGGTAAGTTACACTGAGATTATCGACACAAAATTAAGCTATCCAAATATGGCTATTGTAGGCATCAAGACCGATAGCCGATACAACCCAAATTTCCCAAACATCAACTTTTTGCTGTATGGCCGCATTATCAAAATCCCAACAACGTACAACCCAGAAGCAAGAACTTACGCCCCTGGAATCTGGAAAGGTGATTGGAAATTAGGTTGGACGAATAACCCGGCATGGATTTTTTACGACTTAATCACTAATAAATTGGCTGGCTTAGGTCAGCGTATTGGCGATTATGGGATTGATAAATTCCAGCTTTACGAGATTGCAAAATATTGCGATGAGTTAGTCGATGACGGCTACGGTGGCAAAGAGCCTCGCATGGTGTCTAACTTATGGCTCACCGAGCAACGTGAGGCATACAATGTACTGTCTGATATGGCGTCCGTTTTCCGCGCGATCGCAGTTTGGGACGGCACACAATTTACCGCAATCCAAGACCGACCGGCTGACCCCGTTTGTTTGTACTCTCAATCAAATGTAAAAGACGGCAAATTTACCCGTCAATACGCCGCAGGTAAGGCGATTTTTACCGCCGTTGAGGTTGAGTACGCGGACGAGCGCAACATGTACCAAAAAGCGATTGAGTACGTTGCCGATGATGGCATGATTGCCCGTTACGGCTACAACGTCAAAAAGATGACAGCTTATGGATGCACCTCACGCGGTCAGGCTCATAGATACGGTAAATGGGTGCTTGAGACATCACGCCTTGAGCAATGCACGATTACCTTTGCGGTTGGCCGACAAGGATTAATGCACCTACCCGGTGATATTATCGAGGTTGCCGATAATAGCTATGCCGGCAAAGTTTTAGGTGGCCGAGTTGTTGCAATCAGTGGTAAAAAGGTAACGTTAGATCAGCCCGTAGAGATTAAGGGTGAGAGCTATCTAAACTATATCACCGCTGACGGTTTGGTAAAAATCAAAATTAAGTCGGTGGACAAGGCTAATCCGGCAATCATTGATCTTGATAGTGTACCGCAAGGGTTGAGTGTTTTTGATAACTGGGTACTTAAATCAGGCGTAGTATCAACGCAACTCTACCGCGCTTTGGGTATCACCGAAAATGACGACGGAAGCTATACCATTACCGCATTACAACATGAGCCACAAAAAGAGGCGATTGTTGATGGTAGTGCGAGTTTTATGCCGTCGGCTACCACGGCTCATGGCGCAGGAGTTAACAAACCTGCCAATGCCGATGTGAGCTTTGGTGATGGCGGCGTTAAATTAACGTGGACGACATCAACAAATCATGGTGCGGTCAAGTATGACGTCAAATTATACCGTAACGGCAATCTATACAGCACTCACTTAGACTTGGATAGTCCGGAGATTAGTTTTGATAATCTCCCGAACGGAAGATATACGGTAGAGATACGCAGCAAAAACCGCGCAGGTCAATTATCCGATCCAATAACTCGTACATTTGAGATTAATCTCAACATCCCTCGATTTGTGACTAAATCACTATTGTTTGCGATTGAGCTTGATTGGGATTTGCCAAAGACAGCAACTGTTGGTAACTATACTGAGGTTTGGCGCAGTACCACTAATGACATCAGTAAAGCGGTTAAAGTGGCAACCTTGCCATATCCACAAAATAACTATGTTATGAGTGGCGTGCCGTTGAGCGCGGAGTATTACTTTTGGTTGCGCTGCGGCGATAAAAACGACAACAAGGGCGAATTTACCGCCGCAGTATTTGGTGAGGCTGACCACAACCCGGATAATCTACTCAATGCAATTGAGGGCAAAATCACTAAATCACACCTTGGACAAGAGTTGATTAACTCGCTCAAAAATGATGTGAATAGTGCGGTGTCCGCCGAAACGCAAAAACGCCATGCTGCATTGATTGCGGAAGCAAACAGTCGAGTAAAGGCTATCCAAGACGAGAGTATTAAGATCTCTAAAAAAATCGAGGCTGAAACACTCAAGGCGGCGCAGGGGCTACAGGCTGAAATTAATGCACGTGGAACGGCAATCCAAAAACTTGAACAAGTTGATAACCAACAAGCGAAAGCCATTGAGCAAGTTACTGCAAAAGCGAATAGTGCCTTAAGTGGGATTGAGGTGGAGCGAGAAGCTCGCATCGCCGCAGACAATGCTGAATCAAAAGCGCGTGAAATCCTCACTGCTAAAATTGGACAACATGAAAGCTCAATCAATCAGATCAACCAAACGATTGTGCGAGATCGTGAAACCAGTGCACAACAGGTTGCAACACTTGAAAGTGCGGTTAGAAATATCCGTGTTGGTGGTCGTAACTACTTGTTGGATAGCTCGTTTAAAAATGGCAAGTGGTACAAATCTCAAGGAGGCGGATCAAAGGCTACGATCGATGTTGATAATGGCGTATTGACTATCAGCTCCGATAACGCTACCTGGAAGCAATATCAAATCAACGGATATGCGCACAAAGGGGGGCTGAATGAGCTTGTTGATGGCGCAAAAGTTACTATATCGTTTGAAGTGATGACACCTGACGATAATACCAACGGCGTAATCAAGTATTGGATGAATATGCGTGCTGACCGCATTGATAATACTCATGGTGGATCAACAAATCCGATTGTGATTAATCAAACTGCAGCACCAAGTAAATGGAGTCGGGTGAGTGTCACAGGCATTGCTATCCAGCCGACTAACTTTAGAGGGTGGCGGTTTATTCTTGGTGTATCAACTCCGGGGACTGTTAAATTTCGCAACCCTAAACTGGAGGTTGGTAACGTTGCTACAGACTGGACTCCCGCACCGGAAGATACCGATAGCACTATCAGCGCAGTATCCGCAGACTTAACGAGTTATAAACAAGCACAAGCCACAAAAGAGCAAGCAACCGCTCAACAAATCAGCGGTTTAACTACTCGAATGGCGAATGCCGAAAGCGGAATATCAAAGGTTGATAAAGCGGTATCTGACGCTAAATCATCGACAGCAACTCAGTTAAATCAGTTAAGTGCTGCATTTCGCAAGGTTAAAACTGATTTAGATGCAAAAATCGAAGAGGAGAAAACGGCGCGAGCGAATGCGGACAGGGCGGAGGCAGAGAAAACTGCGACAATGACAAGCCGTGTTGCAAATGCCGAATCTAAAATCTCTCAAGTCAGCAAAACCGTAGCGGATGTCAGCGGTAAGTTGTCATCGACACACACCATTAAAACGCAAGTAGTCGGTGGTGGTCGTACCGCAATTGCCGGCATTGCCCTCGGCGCATCAAGTGACGGCAAAACGGCAGAAAGCTCCGTCATTGTCATGGCTGATAAATTTGGCATTGTGGCTAATGCCAATGATAGCAATGTTAAGCAGGTCTTTAGCGTTGCTAACGGTCAAGTCGGTATCCGTGGCGATTTGGTTGTTGCGGGGAGTGTTACCAATGATAAGTTGAGTAGCGGTAGTGGTGCTAATTTACTGACAAATCCGATTTTTGCTAATCCTACAAATGGCGTACCTTACGGATGGAACCCTGAAGGTAATGCACCCAATGCAAACCGAGAATGTAGGCAAGATCCTGACTGGGGGCTTAAGGCAAATGGGTACTTGCCAAATGAAAACGTGTTGAAGTATTGGACCGCCAATGATGCAGGTGCAGCAACTTATTTTGGCGTAGTCCAAAGAGTGCCTGTAACTGCAAACAGATGGTATATGGCATCGGCTTATATGGGCAACCATCGGTCATCAAAAGTTGAGCTAATCATACAATATGTAAATAGCAATAACGTGGCAAATGGTGTTATCCACCTTACTGCAGGCACAGGATATTTATTTGGTGGCATAAATAACGCAGAACGAGCTAAGATAAAATTTAAAGCGCCAGTAGATTGTGTGGCGATTAATTTTTATTTACGCAAAACTGCGACACAACAAGGTCAAGCAAATAGCTATATGTTCGTTGCTCGCCCAATGCTCGAGGAATGTACTGAGTACACAACCGAACCTAGCCCTTGGGCAAATGCGGGAGTAACAGCAGTACACGGCGGAAGCATTATTGCTAACACAATCCGTGGCGACCATATCCAAGCCAATCAGGAGATTAGAACTCCAAGAATATCAGGTGGGGAGATTGATATAAGTGGCAATGACGGAATTTTGAGGGTTGGCCGAACAGGTAATTTCCTCGTTCGAGCAAGTTCTCAGAATAGGGGGCTTGTTATGAATAATGACCAGATTATTGTTTATGATGAGCGCGGTAATGTACGGGTTAAAATAGGTCGATTATGATTTTTACTATGCTTGTGATAATAGCCATAACATTACTGTTATGGCTATTCTTTTTAAAAAGAGGAAAAGCTAAAGTGTCATCTCAAGGAATTCAAACCTTTGATAATGTTGGGAATGTTACATTTTCAACTGAGAATAGATTATTTAGATATATTGGATATCGTGATTTACCAATAGGTAATTTCAGCATATCTGTTAACTCGAATGGGCAGGCAGTATTTATACCCATCATATTAACATCAAGTAACGAAGAATTATCGCATAGAGTGGCGATAAGTGTCGATATACCGTATATATCAAATGGTCGAATAAGTGGTAATACTTTTATGGGGACGGTTAAATCACCTATGGATTTTCGTTATGAGGGAAACCTCAGAACTAAACCATTAATCAGAATTTTTTATGGAGTCTATTAATGTTCGGATTTGCAGGATTTACAGATGTAAATGACGGATTTTTAAGCATGTCATTACAAAGACGAGGGAACGCCATTTTTAATGGTAATCTTGCTGAAATATCTGTAGCAGATAATGATATTGTTGTGATATCAGGCTGTAATGGTGATGTAGCCCAGCTTAAAAAAGTTGGTGGCAAAATCATTCTATATAGTCCTAATGCAACATATATAGACTATATGATATTCAACACGAGTACAGCAAAAAGTAGCGGATACGGGGTAGAGACCTATGATAGTAATGGGCGAGTTATATTTTCGTCCAATCATAAATTTCTCCGCCCTATAAAAGGCATTGATACAAATTTAAATAAAGGCGTTTTTATCGAAACCCAACCATCAGGCAGTAAATATGGAGTTATTTTGTCAAATTATGGGTTTGCCTTGAATATTAACCCTGATTTTTGCCGACGTGTAATCCGTAGCGTTAGACTGGATGGGAATATCAAATTTAGTGTTGTTAATTATGATGACCGTGGAGCAGGGAGAATCGGGATGAGTTACAACGATAATTCCTACTTTTTTAATGCAATTATTGTAGATATAACTAACTATTAGGAATAAAAAATGAAATACATCACAAAACAAATCGAAGATGCCCGTACGGGTGCAATATCAGAACATCACATAGTGACAGGGCTGCAAGTTGATTATGTAAATCATAGTACATTTGTGACCATCTCGTCTTATGTGTCAAAAGTCAAAAAGGACGAAGGGAAAGAATCACTATCGGTGAATACCTTTACAATTCAAGCCGTTCCAGACTGGGATAAAATTCCTTATGAATGGGCGTTAAATGAATTAGTTAAAGCTCAACCAGAAGATTTTACGCCAGAGGCATATATTGGTTACATTAGTCCTTATTTGTTTGCTGGAGGTAAAGTCAAAGAAGCTACGGAAGCTAAATGATGTATAATAAAAAACATTATTGCACGGGGCTGAAAAATGCCCCTGAAAACATCAATTCGTGCTGCCATCAGCACGACAGAGATTATGGTGTAAATAGCAAGATAACCAGACAAGAGGCTGACAGGCGATTGCGCGAATGTTTGATTTCGCAAGATCGCCCTATTTTTGCTTGGTTTGTTTGGATTGTGGTGAGATTATTCGGCTGGTATTTTTTTAAGCATAAAAAATACAGCTAAATAACTTATTTTTGATAAATAACAAAACGGCGGGTGATTCCGCCGTTGTTATTTAATTAAAAAGAGATTCAACTTTTGATATATCGGCTTTATATGCTGATGTATATGTGCCTTTAACATTTTTAGATTTGTGATTTAGATCACAGTTTTGCGTGTGAAGATATATATAGAGAGAGGTTAATAGATGTGTCGTTTTGATGTGTCAATTTTGTGTCAGTGATAAGCATCTGATGACTGTGTTAGACTGCTAATCGCTATAGTTTTTTATAAGACAAGTGGCGTAAGGCATTGTTTTTTAATAGTTTATATAATAGCTCGCAAATATGGCATTCAAGAGGTCGTCGGTTCGATCCCGATTATCTCCACCAAATT